ATGACCGTATCTTGGGCTAGTGATCCGCTGCTGACTCTAGCTTGAGTCTTTCCGCTTGGCTTTTCAACTGATCGGACGCTGACGTATCCTTCGCCGCCGGCATGTGAAACCGCAGCTAAAGTAGCGTTGGCAGCACGGCCTTGGAGTCCTAGATCCTTACCTTTGTAAAGCTGCCATGGCTTTAAGAATTTAACCATTGTCCCTGCTGGGAGCTTGGAAGCTTTCATCTCTTCTTTGTCAAAAATCAGAGTTTCTTTAGAAGTAGGGTATGATTGATCTTTCTGTGCATACTGTGTTCGAGAACCTGCACCGCTGAACTTTTAATTTCCATCATAGGGAAAGTTAAAAGATGAAAATGTTGCCTCTTCAATTACTTCTTCTTGAAAAGCTTGCTTTGCTTCTTTCCCTATCATTTCCATCAATACATTATAGTTAATAACCTCTTCCTGCTGTTCTGCTGGTTCTTTTGATTCGTTTGTGGGTCTCTCCTGCATGTCTGACTGTAAGGATGTGGTTAGTTGCTTGGCGTCATTGATTGCTTCTGAGCCGCTTGAAATGGCTTCTGAGCGTGACTTCTCTGTAAAGTACCCGTTGATGTTGTTGGTCATATTTTTAACACTTCCCAGTACATTCTTTACCTTGTCTCCAACTTTTTCAGAACAAATAGTTGCAATCTTGTAGAAGTTCTCGTCTCCAAAATTAAGAGTTCCTAGTTTTTCGTGAGTGTTAAGGTCTTTTGTTCTTTTTTGAGTTATTGAAAATTGAAGACCTCCTTTGCCCTCTGATATTAGTGACATTGACGCCTTTTCTCTTTCGTGAAACTCGCCGAGAGAGCCGGGGTCTGTGTTATCTTTTTTCTTTTTATTTCTTTCACTATCTCTAGGGTTTGTGATATGAACATCTAAAGCAGGCGCTCTACCTATTTTCTGAGCTAGTCTGTCTAGTGCAGATACTAATAAGTTTGGAGCAGGAAGTAACTCTGAATCCATGTTCTTTAATGCAGGACCAAGTAATGCTGCAAGTCCTTGTTCCCCACCATTCATAATTGCTCTAAACCTTGCTCTATCAGGCAAAGCTTCATCATGCATTTCTTTAAGATGCGTGGTTCTATTTAAAATATCTTCTACTAACAATCTATCTCCATGGAGCGTCATTCCATTCTACTACATCAAAGCCGTCATAGCTAGGAGTGTAGTCAATTCCCATATCAGAATAATGAGCTTTTTGCAACTTACGCAAAACCTTAATTGGAAACCAACTTGCCATAACTATATCAGATTTGTATATATTTTTCCTTGAAGCAGAAAAATAAGATAACTGCTTCCTATACATTTCAGATTTAATCTGTGATTCTGTATTACCGTATGGCAAAACAATTAGTTTATCTTGAAACATAGGAGCTAAAGAAGTTACACCAAAGTGACTATCCCATTTATTTTTATAGGTTTCATGTCCTTCAAGAATAATTCCATTTACATTTGCATATTCTTTTATCCTAGGGTCTTGACGTATAGCTTTCTGAAAGTTGTTTTCTTCAATAACCCAGTGATATAAGTTATACATTTTGTGCCATTCTTTAATAACTTGTAATGCTTCTTCTATACCACCACCTTTGTTATTTTGTATATCTATCATCTGTAATAAAGAATCTTCCCCATTATCTAATATTGCCCATAAAAATGCTGCTTGATAACCTGATGCTGCAGGGTCTAGTCCTGCAACTAGATAAGAGTTTCTTGGTATCTTTCCTACTACTTGCGTATTGTCCATACATTCTGTAATTGCTTCTACATTAAAAATAGTTGCTCCACCTTCTCCTGGTCTATTCTGATAAACCATTTCAAATCTTTGTAAACCACCAGTAGTCATAGCATCACGTTTACGTGACATTAACCATTTGTATGTTCTAAATCCTGTCCATAGCATACAGTCTACGTGTTCTTCTTCTTCTAACTCAGGTATTTGACAACCTGAATCATGTGCTTCTTCTACAATAGTTTCCCATGCTTCTGAATCTAATAAAGAACTATATATATCATCAGGGTGCTGTCTTGAACCAATAACGATAATAGCTGTATGTTCCTCTTTACGTGATGCTAACGTTGTTGTCCACCAGTTTTTTGTGTTATGTCTTGCACGTGGTTGTGCAGTAGAAGCGTGGTCTTCAATGTCATCTGCAATAATTAAATCACAGTCACGGGAAAGTATCTTACCACCTTTACCTATACCAATAAGCGTTGGTGACTTTATACCGTGTACTGTTCTTGTAGATACAGTAAAACCATTTTGTGACCAAGATTTACCAGTTCTTGTTTTAGGTTTAAACGTACCACCTGGTCCACAAAAATCTTCTTTAAGTCCTTCGTTTGACTCTAATGTATCTATTACAGAAGACACTGAGTTCTTTGCAATATCTTCATTACCACCTACCCACATAATTCTTATGTTAGGGTTTTTCATAATACGCCAAATAGTAAAGTGAATTAACAACTCAGTCTTACCATGACGTGGAGGTGACAGTATCATTTGCTGTCCACCTTCTTCTATAGCTTTGTTAAGTGAATTAATCCACTCCATATGAAATGGTGCAGTTTCAAATGGAATACCCTTCTCTGTTAAAAAATATCTATTTCTAAATTCTACAAATGAATCTAATGCTTCAATAGCTTGTTCAGGTACATCCCAATCAGCTTGTGCTTTTTCTGATTCTAAATCTTCTTGATATGCTGCAAGAAATCTTGATATCTGTGCTTTAGATACTTTAAGTATTTTAGCTGCATCATCTCTTGATATATCATCTTGAAGGACTTCTTGGACCAATCCATCTCTAACAAACTTTTCGTATACATCACCACGTCTAGCAGAAACCCGTCCATCTTTAGCTGTAGTTTTTTTCTTAGGCTCTTTAGCTTTAAGATTAGTTTTCTTTTCTTCAAGAATATAAACTTCACCATTTTGTTTAGCTCGCCATTTTCTTTTATCTACTAACTGTCTACATTTATCAGAACAAAATTTTCTCTGTCCTTTAGGAAGTAAATTACTACACTCAGGTACAGCACATACTACATTTACCATTTTACTTTATCAGCCCAATAAGCTGCAGACATTTTACCTTTTTTAATATTTTTAGCATGACGTGCTTTAAAAGATTTACGTCTAGCTTTTTGTCTATCCGATTCACCTTTCTTAGGCTCGCCTGCTGTAGAAACACCTTGTTGACCAAATCGAATAGTTTTAATTTTGTCACCTTGTTTAGCCACAACAATGTGAGATTTTGTTGGATGACCTGGTGTACGCTTGGCTTTATTGAAACCAGATACTCCAGCTCTTTTGAGTGCTGGATGTTTTTCTTCTATGAATGTTTTAAACTTACCCACCGAACTCGTGCCCCGCTACTCTTCTCATCTGCTTATTAAATTCAGCCTGAGATGGTTTCTCTTTATATAGCTTAATAGAAATCTCAGGACGATCTTTACCTTTGATTCTCCAGTTATAACCTTTATCTTTGTGTTCTGGTTTAGTCGTCTTTACAACACGACGTTTGTAACCAGCCTCCCAAGACTCAGATTTCTTTTCCATAAAGGTTCTAAAGCTATCCATTACCACTTTACCTTATCAGCCCAATATGCTGCAGACGTTTTGCCCTTAGCAATATTACGGCCATGACGTGCCTTAAATGATTTACGTTTTGCTTTCATACGATCTGACTCACCTTTCTTAGGATCACCAGCAGTCTCTGCACCTTGTTGACCAAAGCGAATAGTCTTTACCTTACCACCATCTTTAACCACAACAATATGTGATTTAGTCGGGTGGCCTGGTGTCCGTTTAGGTTTACTAAAGCCAGACACACCAGCCCTTTTAAGAGCTGGGTGTTTTTCTTCCATGAAAGCTTTAAACTTAATCATTACTGTCTTCCGTATAATCTGTTTTTGTCCATCTTATCCATGGCTTTTTGTACGCCCTTTACTCTTTGGCGTGACTTTACCATTTGTTTACCGAAGCCTTTTGAATCACCACG